TCAACCCAGTCTTCTTTAAACCACTTCGTCAAACTCATACTAGCTTCTCGGCATTTTAGTTTTTTTACGCCTGTCGTTCATCATGGCTCCACAGCCTCTGCCTTGTACCATTACTGAACCACCTTGATTGAGCCTTATAGCTCCACCTGTAGCTTTCTTCTTACCTTTGTACTTGCCACCCATTTTTTTATACTCTTTAACCATGTAAGCATTAGCATAGGCTGATGGGTAAACATCAAACTTAGCTTTGGCCTTACTTTTAGCTTTTCTGTATAAGCTTGGATTTGATACGCTTTTAGGTACTTGTGATCTTGATATTGCCATTAGCACTTCCACCTTCTTCTTGCTTGCCTAATTCGTGAGTTAGGGTCATTTTTTGTTTTAGCAGAGCTTTTCTTTAATTGTCCAAGCGACCTTGCACAATAAGACTTACGCCTTTTAGCTGCCGTGCTACCTTTCTTTACTTTGCCTGTTACAGCAGTTTTCAACTTAGAACCGGGGTTAGCTTTGCGATAAGCAGCTACACCCTTTTTAGTCATGCCAGCGCCTTTACTGGTAGGGCGGTAGTTACCGCCCTTTCCAGTCGTCTTGCTTATAGGTTCAGCTTTTTTTCTAGGTTTTTTTACAGCCATTCATTAATAATTCTTATTCAAGACCAATATGATCGAATAAGTATCACCACTTGAATGTCCTACAGTTGTTAAATCAATATCACCTGTTACACCACTACCCGCATTATTGGGTATGCCTGTAAACAAATCATAGTATTCATCACCTGTGCTATCTGCTGGTAAACCAGTTAAAAGTACATTTGTACTAGCATCAAATTCAAGATTGACACCCATACCTCTTGTGGCCCAGTAAATACGAGCAATGGAAACAGAGGAACAAGCGACACCGCTATTATTTGATCCTAAAGCCGATACATCAACCTTTTTGACAGCACTTTCTCCTGTACCGTCAGATACATTGGTAAACTTCAAGATGGCAATGTTTAAGCCATCTTGTATTGTTTGTGAGGTTACTGCGTCTGCCATAATTTACTCCTAGCTTAGATTCATGTTAATGAGTGAGTATTCTGTATTAGCTGATACAGCCATTACATCACCAATTTCCATTAACACGTTATCTGTTGCTGGAGCAACTCCACCAGCTGTTCCACCTGAACGTACTGCTGCGTTACCTACAACTAAAGTTCCTACAGTTAGCAAAGCTGCTGGTCCTGACATTACTGCCCAACCAAAATAGTCTGCTGTTAAATCAACTACTGTAGCTCCCATAATCGCACCTGTTTCTGTTGCTGGAGCAACAATAAGGTCGTTATTTGGGTCAGCCAATAATGATAGTTGCGAGCTAGTTGTTAAAGCAGTTTTAAGTGCATCGTAACAAGTTATTACTACTGATGGGTCTGATGAATGATCGTGAGCTGGATTAGATTTTACTCTAAGCATTTGCCCTTCACCATTTACGTCATTTACCCAAAGATAACCATTTGCATATTGATTTAATGTTAAATCAGTACCACCTGTTTCTACAGAAATAGCTGTTTCACCAGCTGCTACTGCTGCTGTTGCTGTCATGTTTGCGTGGTCAGAAACTATTGCTGGTTGTTGTAAGAGTTTACCAGCTGTTACTGCTGTGCCACCTATTCCAACATAACGATAAACATTATTTCCATAAACCAACTTAGCTCCTAATGGAAATAGTTGTGTTGCACTTTCTGCGTAAGGGTTAGCTGTACCATATTGACTGCCTCCTTTACCTACGATTAAATCAGCTGGTCCAAAACCAGTTGCTGCAACATATTGAATATGTCCACCATCATCAGTAAAAATATTACCATCAGCGTTTATTACTAAACCATCAGTAACTGTACCTGTCGATGCAGCTACGTCTATAGTTTTAAAACCACCTTGGGACCTGACTGGTCCACTAAATGTCGAATTTGCCATAATTTCCTCCTTCGGAAATAAGTCTTATCATCTCGGCTTGTCTGCTAGGTCAGTTGATAAAACAATATAAAAAAATCCTAGTAGTAAAATCATACTACTAGGACCTTAAATTAGCAAACTATAGAAGTGTCTTTAGCTCATCGATGCAGCTCTCAGCATCTTTAAAAAGTATGCCTATGCCTCCAGCACCTTTCCATGCGTCTATGTTTTTTTCAGTATCATCTATGAGTATGTAACCTTCTTTTGCAAAAGCAGCTTTCTGCACACCCTTGAAAGTACAAGTTATAACCACATCTTTATCGACATGCTCTCTTATCCATTCTATTTTATCGTTGGCCACTATCTGTCTGTTTTGCATGCCTGTACAGGTGAGTATTTCCCAATAGATCCCTTTGGCCTCACACTCTGTTTTTATGTGTTCCATAAGCTGGTGCATACCGTCAAGCACCGGCAAGTTTCTAAATAAACCATTGTTGCTAAGTTCTATCTTTCTTGAGTCGTAGTCGTGCACATTTACAAACGGCCCGTTTAGATAATTGGGTCCTTCGACCCCTTTTATGAAATCAGCTAGTACACCGTCCATGTCTACAAATATTTTTTTTATCATCCCATCTCCTTTTCAAATTCTGTTTCTTCTAGTTCCCAAGGTCCATAAGTTCCGTTTGTCGTTACCCAATGCCCGATTTCTTTTTTATCGTAAAGATACACGTCTTCTGGATTTATTTTGCCAATCTCGTAATATTCTTCTTTAGGAAATGTAATGTTTGTTTCTGTGTCCAGACACACTTGGTCATTTATCTCTACCCAAGCATGTCCATATTTTTTATCTTTTACATAACCAGTTTTACCTGTTACTAAACCGTGAGCAATTTTTATGTCTTTGCCACCTTTATAAAAAAGCTCTAACCACTTTTTTAAAGATGTTTCAAAACAAGTTCCAGCCACTATGCTGCCTCCTTAATTACGTTCTCAACCTCTTCCCAAGCGATAAAATCGTCTCTTCCATAAAGCAAGTCGCCCGCTAATCTTTTGTATTCGTAGTCGGGGTTATTAGAGACGCCTAAGTTGACCTTGCCTCTAACAAACTCTTCAAGTTTTTCTAACGCCTCGTCTTGTAATCTCCAGTCGTATTTAATAAACAAGAACTTAGTCTGAGGTATGTCCTCTCTCAAGTTGCTGTTTTCGTAAATATCATACATGCCATCGAAGTGACCATATTTATATTTGGCCAACTCCTCTTTCAAGGTTTTGTAAACCTCTGGATCAATTATCTCTTTGATCTCGACATCTACATTGTTACCCATGCTGTATTGTTTGCTTCTTACGCTGGCCTTAATATTTTTCTCTTTTAAGATCTTTCTTATCTCAGCCGCGCATCTTACTACTTCACTTTTATATGCCATCTTTACACCCCCAACATTTTAATTACAGCTTCGATCACAAAGACTAAAGCAAACATGTTAAACAACCCAGCAAGCATGCTCCATTGTTCCAAGAAATTAAGCACTCTTATCATTTTTTTTCTCCTTTATTTATTAATCTCACATATACATAATACACTATTTACACAAATGTGCAACTATATATACAAATAAATATTAATTAATTAAGGCCAAAAAAAAAGGCCCCGAAGGGCCTTTTCTTGAAATACTTGAGTTATAAACGGTATTTCTAATCGTTCTAGTTATGCACCTTGCGATCCATAAATTCCTCTCCAATCAGAGAAACCAAAAGAATAACGCTCACGCGCTTTATATCTAATGTTTCCTGTAGCGAAGTCAGGCTCCATAGAAGTTTCCATACCACTTCTTTGGAACATTTTTAGACCATCGCCTTGATCGGTGACAGAAGTTAAGAGAAAGAAAGCATCTGGATCAGTCAGATAATGATTAACTGAATAACCACCGGGTAGTACCCCTGTGCTTCTTATAGCATTCAGATCATTGTCTGATGTGCCAGTTCTTAAATTAGAATTTAAAATTCTCTCAGCAACGAAAACGAGTTCACTAGGAACAATCATTTTTGTAGCTTGAACAGAAATTGTCAATCCTCTGTCATCTGTGAAACCACTAATGTCGATCAACGCATCTTCTAAAGAAGTTTCGTTAAGATCAGCCATTGATGTCGCTCTGTTAGCAGCTGAACCACCACCTGAAAGTGGGTGATCTGTTGCTATGAGTGATTTGCCATCTCCACCAGTAAAACTGGATGAGAAAGCATTGTTTAACACATCAGCACCTTTTACTTCTTTGGTGTTAGCCATTGATTTAGCTAGTGCTTTTACATACCTTTTGCCTAAAGAATCATAAAGATTATCTTCAACCGCTTCTTCTGTTAAAGCAAACGCTAACGCCACTGTATCGTGGGTATAACGTGCACTGTAACTTTCTGATGCGTTGTCGAAGCTAACGCCTTGACCTTCAGTCTTAGTTGGTGCGGAACCGAAACCAGTGATTAACACTTCCTCTTCAAAAGCACGGTTAGAATCTTCTATAGAGAAGATGTCTTCGTACTCTCTGTCGTACTCATCGTAAGATAAGCCAAAGAGGCTGTTTAATCCGGGTTCTAACTCTTTAGCGAGTTGAGCTCTTGATATTGCCATTTTTTACCTACCTTATGCTAGACCAGCACCTTTCTGTCCCATGATGTGGTTTTGAATCACACATAGTACATTGGTGTTAGCTGACGCTACGTCATCGTTATCAGGATCCTGTGAAATATCTAAAGCTTTTAGAGGTAGAGTAGCGGTGGTAGCACCAGTACCTACATCCAATTCAACATTAGATCTTCCAGAGGCTGTGTCGCCAACAGGAGAGTTTTCAACAATGTCAAAGTTTCCAAACAAGTCAGCAACAGGCATTGCTGCGTCTGCTTGTACTTCAAAAACAACATTACTGTCATCAATCACGTTAGCTACTATGTCAGAAGCACTAATGCTTCCGGGAT